CTGTTGCGCCAGTGTCTTGATAGCTACGGCGTAGTCTCTGATCTCTTTTTGCGCTGATTCATCAAGTCTTAGATCGATGAAGTGCATAATCGCTTGGAGCGATGCCGTCCATACTGCTTTAGAGTAGATACCTACTGGCAAGACGATTCTAGCTTGTTCACTGCATACGCCCATGTCGATCAGCGCTTGATATGCCTTATATGCTGCTTCATAGCCATCATGTAAAATTTCGGTTGCTTTATCTTGATCTGCTAAAGGCAAAATGCCAGTGCCAGCCTGTTTATTTTTTGCATCTTGTGATCTAAAAAGACCAGGATAAAAGACCTCTGGCTCTTCAAATTGAGTATAGCGATAGCTGATCTCATTCCATGAACAGCCGATTTGATGTTTCATCCACTGACGCAATACAAAAATAGGCGCTTTAATCTCAAAGCGAATCGATGCATGACGAAAAGGGCTTGTGTGTTCATGATCCCATAGATATTTAAGCAGGCGTTCATCTTTGTCGCCCCATTCGTTAGAGTGCTTATTGTAGCTCACACGAGCAGTATTGACCACTGTTAAATCATCGCCGAAAACTCCACCATCTGGAATAGATACATACCCGGTTAAACCGACATGAATTTTATGCATTTTTGCCTTTACTTTTTAAATAGAATGTTCTAGAATGTTTATTGTTGTTATAGCATAGAACAACGATGAAATCAATTTATTTCGATAGGATGAAAAAATGACTCAAGACCTAAATATTAAAGATTTAATCATGCTCGTTGCGATGGCAATTCTAACAATAGTCGCGCTCAAGGATAAATAAAATGACCATGAGTGATAAAACAAAATTCGTTAAACAGAAGACCGGCATGACCTTAAAAGAGTTAGCCTCTCAAATTGGTTATAGCAATAAGCATATTGTTGAAGGGCTTAGAGGCAAGTCTCAAATAAGTTATAGTTTAGCCAAAACATTGGCAGAAAAGACGGGCGCTAGCCCCATTTACTTTATGGAGAATCAAGATGATAAATAGCATGACTCTAGCCGGTAGAGCTGGCAAAGACTTCGTATTCAAAACAATCGGCACCACCCTAAACAAAGCAGTAGGAAGTATCGCCTATCAAGCTAAGAAAAGTGATCCAGTGACTTGGTTTACAGTCGAGATTATATCTTTTGGCACTGATCCCACAGCGCAAAAGGCGGCCGCATCTATCAAGAAAGGCGATCTCGTTCTCGTTCAAGGTAAGATGATTTGCAGTGTCTTTGAAGATAAGACTTATTGGAAACTTGAGGCGAATAAATTTGATTTACTGGCGAGGGATGATGAGCAAAAAAATTAAGCGCGCCAGCCACACGGTTTATTTGCCTACCGCCATGATGCTAAAAGTAGGCGAAATCGCCAGCGCCCTAAATGTCACCTCTAGCGTGGTGATTGAAAAGAGCTTAGTAGCTGTTATCGATAATCCAGCGTCCGAGGCTATCGAGTATCTAAAGGAGATCGAGCCAGATAGTGCTATCGAGCGCATCAGTCGGAGAATTTATAACAAGTCATGAGCAAGATCGACAAACTCAAAAAGCTTAAAAAGCAGGGCGAGATTTTAGAGGTAGTACAAGCTAAAACAGAGCAAGCTATCTCTCAAGGTCTATCCGGCGTTGAGCTTAGAAAAGAGCAAGTGCTTAGTCTTATTGCTGAGGGCAATCGAGAGGGGCAAGCTGCTACGATTGTCGGTCTCAATATTGATACAATCTCACGCTGGAAGAGAGAAGATTCAAAATTCGCCATCGAGGTAGAACAAGCAAAGCTGGCATGGCGCTCTCGCTTAGTGCGTACTGTGATCATAGCAGCCGAGACCGATTGGAAAGCTGCTAAATTCCTACTTGAAACTCAGTTTAGAGATGAATTTGGACAACAACAAAAACTAGAAATTGAACAAATTGAAAAACCTAAGTCAATCGTGATTGACATGATTGACCAGATACGAGGAACGGAAATTGAAACTCAAAAAGAAACTGCAAGCCCCACTACCCATGAGCCCTTGGATCATCAAGATGAATGATGGCGATCATGTCGATATGGCAGATGATGCCTTTATGGCACTACTAAAAAATATGCTTAAGAAAAGCTTTGATAGCGCATATAAAGATGACCACTTCACAAGCTTTTATGAGTTGACATACAAGTATATGATCGCTAAAGAGACGGTATTTGAAAGTAAAAATAGATTTTATTCTTATCTAAAAAGACTTACTCAAATCCATTTTTATCAGCAAATTCACAATAATCATAGGCGTGATAAACGCATGATCACTGAGAGCATGGCGATGAATGGATTGATAACAGGTCATGCTCAATCTGGTAGCACAAAAGGGCTAGTTTTAGGGGGCTTCGAGTATTATGGGCATCCTCGATTCTCAGATGGTGGCAATGCTGAGAGAAACTTTGCCATTGCCCATGATCTAGCCATGATGCTATCCCGACTGTCAGATGATGATAAAACGCTGATCGATCTAGTATCGCAAGACCTAAAATACACTGATATCGCTGACATCATGGGCTGGAAAGACAACACGACTTTTACTAGGATCATGCGCTTAAAACACAAGTTAAGAGAGATATGGATCGAGGCGTATGCTTAAACTCAATGATTTACAAAAAGAGCTAGTATCGAGATTGTTGCTATCAAATGAAAACTTCATCGCCGTTCGTGCTGGCTGGGGTAGTGGCAAGACAAGCGCCTTAGTTTTTGCCCTTGCTCTATGGGCTGATGCACATCCGAATAAATCGAGCCTACTCATCACCGACACGGCTGGTCGTTATAGGCAAGTGCTAGCGCCAGAGATTCAAAAGTGGCTAGGCGCTGAGGGATGGGCATATCATGCGCTTGAGGGCAAATGGACGGCGCCTAATGGGCATACAGTATGGACAAGATCGTATTTTCGCCCCGGCACTCAAGATGCATCGCAAAACTCTTTAGAGGGCTTAAACATTACATCGGGGCTTGCCGTCATTGATGAATGTCAAATGTTGACCGAAGAGGTAGCATTCAAGGCGCTAGGGCGTTTGAGAAGTGGGCCAACGCCTAAATTAATCATGGTAGGCTTGCCAGTATGGGGTGCGTGGTGGGTAGAGATGGCAGAAAAAGCGAATTGCAGACCTATCTTTTTTAGCAGTCATGTCAATGCAAATAATTTATCTGCTGATTGGTTCGAGGCTACTAAAAATTTACCAGAAGACGAGCGCCTTGCTATGATCGAAAATCAACCTAAACCACGGGCTGGCATGATATATAATGAATGGACGCAAGCACACATTATCGACGGCTGGCAATATAAGCCAGAGTATAGCGGGCGAATCGTCGTTGACTTCGGATTTAGAAAGCCGAGTGTCCTCTTTATCGTGCATGATCCACATCTCAAAGCTGATGTGATATGCGGTGAGATCAATCCCCAAGAAATAAAACTAAGTGAGCTAGCTAGGCTTATACTCCTCAAGGCTTGCCCTCGTAGTCTAGCAAGCTCATACCCTAATCGCATTTTACTTGATGGCGCTAGTGGTGATAAGGCGGGTAGCAATCGCAATGACCATACCGCTCAAAGCTCATTCAAGGCACTATCTTTACCACCAGAGCAAGAAGGCATAGGCATGACTTTTAGATGGGCTACCGATCCCATTCGTACCGATATCATGAATGGCATCAATCGCGTTAAACGCCTCATGCACTCAAAGCAAATTCTTTGCACTCGTGAGGTCTGGGATGCTGGCGATAGGGCAACAGGCAACTCTTTTAAAAAAGCAATCTTGTCTTACTCATGGGATCAAAAAGAACAGCCGAAAAAAGACGGGCATGAAGACCCGCTCGATGCGCTTAGATACGATGTCATTAATTGGAGATGGTCAGATTCAACAGTCGGCGTCAAGCTTCCTATCGAGGATAGATCGCATATTGTTGAAGAGAAACTAAAACAAAGAAATCTTATAAATGCCAGCATGAGGAGATTTTAAATGGATCGATTACTTTACCTTGAAAGTCTTATTGAAAAAGGGCAAACGCTAGACGATGCGACTCTTATGGAGTACGGGCTAAAGAAAAAACCTAAAGAGCCTAAAGAGCCTAAAGCGCCCAAAGAGCCTAGAGAACGCAAAAAGGCAGGAGGCAAAAAGCCCATAAGATTCGATTACCGGCTTGTCGATCATACTATGCCAGTACATCAAATCGCTAAAGTCATGGGCTGTAATCCCGAGACCGCAAGGCAACTAAGATACAAAAAGCTGATCGATCTAGGGCTGGTCATGGATATCAGCAAAAAAGGGCGTTACCGAGTAGCGCCAAGAGTGAAAACATCACAAGAGGCAATCAACAAAATCATCGAGATGTACGAGGCGGGCTGTATTTTGAGAGTCATAGGCGAAGCCGTCTCTCTCAATCCGGCGTCAGTGCACTGGCATATATCTAGATATAAAGCAAAGAAGAGGAGAGAAAACAATGACACTACACAGCGTTAAATTACTCAGAGATATTATTATGGCATTGCTTAAAGAAGATGATCCCATCAAAAAAAAGCTATTGGCTGTCATTGATGAGATTGAAATTGATTTGCTGACAGAGGATTAAGACCTATTGCAAATTCTTCACATGGCGCTCAAGGCGATCAATGCGATCTTTCATGTCACCATCGCCGACCATGATTTTAACTTGATCCCTCTCGAATTGCTTAAATTCACTTTCAATCGCATCTAGTCTTTTAAGCAGGTCTTTTCTCTCGATATCGCAAGCGATAGCATGATCTTGAGACTCTTGGTCTTTCTTTTTTTTGTCTTTGTAAAAGACCAGTGCAATTAAGATCGCTATTGCTAGAGGTAAATTATTGCCAGTTACCTTAAGCAGCTCTTGCAACTGATTGATCTCTGGTGGTAGCGCTGGGGATTCGATAGCCGTGTGAGTTACGGGCGCTTGTGATGTGATAGACGGATATGTGATGAGCATATCTAAATTTAAGGGCAAAGACATATCTATTTCTTTCTCTTGTGGTATATGGACGGGCTCTATTTTAGCTTGTTTTTTAGGTAGCTTTTCAATTTTTTCATCTATCGCATTGAGCACTAGATACGATCCCTCTAAAAATTCACAGTCTTGGGGATCGTACGATTTACCCTCGTACCAGACACGCCCATCACTCAAGATGTAAAATTGCTTTTTGATTATGCACATTGAAATAAACGCCCTTTGCTTTGTGTTAGATTGATGCGTTCTTGTCGTATCCTTGATTGAGATGATTTCTAGCGATCTTAACGCACACATTGAGTACAAGCCGGCTCTCTTTATCCTTGCAGTTTCTAGGGCTGGCTTCTCTAAATCTTCATTTATTTGATTTTTACTTGATTTTCTCTAAATATGCTACCTACAATAATGTTTAAATATGTATCAAGATGTTTCAAAAGGTAAAATATGTATCCAGCTATGACGCTAAAGACTAAAGGGGAAGAGACTCAATATGTTGATGCTCAACCCATTTACAAAACTTACGGCATACCAGGGACAAATCTTTTATCTGGGTATGTGAGCGGTAAAGAACAAAATCCACAATTAACAGGGCGCAACTGGGTAATCACTGCTGAGGATATGCTCGCTACTGATCCTATCGTTAAAAGATCGTGGGCGGTGGTAAAGCAGACCTTATTATCTGCTAAATGGATTTTCAAGGCTGGCGATGATAGCGATGTAGCCGAGGAGCTGGCACGATTCGCAAATGAGGCATACGGCTTTGATGGGTATAGTGGCATGATGGATATTTCATGGGAAGAACAACTGGGGTATTTGCTAGAGTTTATCCCTCAAGGCTGGCGATATGCTGAGGAGATTTATTGCGTTGAAAAAGACTCTATCGGGCAAGAAAAAGTATTTTTAAAGAGGTACGCAGATCGTGAGCCATCATCTCATCAAAGATGGCTATCTGCTGATGGTCGCAATTTAGATGGCGTTATTCAAAATATGGTGGGGGGCGTACAGCCTCAACCTATACCAGCATCAAAACTTTTACTATTGACTTTAAATAAAACCGGATCAAATTTTGAGGGCATCGGCTTATTGCGCCCATGCTGGTGGTGGTGGTCTCAAAAACAAAGAACAGCAAATCTCTTGTCGGTGGGCGTTGAGCGCTGGGCTATCCCTACGCCTGTTGTGGCTGTTGATAGAGAAGTCGCTGAACGATCTGGCTTCACCGATGGGCAACTTAGCGAGATGATCAATGAGGCTGTAAGGCAAGCGCAATCTTATATCGCCCAAGAACAATCTTATTTAGTGGAAAATACGGCGGTAAAGTTTAGCGCTTTTGGTAGTCAAGCTGGCTTCAATCCAGATGGCGCGCTTAAGGTTATTCAAGAGTGCGATAATCAAATAAGTCAAGCGTTTATGGCTCAATTTTTGAATTTAGGCATTTCGGACACTGGCGCTAGGTCGGTCGGCGAAGTG